AAAAGTAGAACATAAGGAGTCAAACATGACTGATCAAATCCAAGAACAGGATGTTGAGCTCGAAGAGGAAATCGAAGAGGCTCATGATCCTAAAAATGCAGAAGCGCAATCTATTGCCTCTGTGGATTCAGCAGAAGACAAAGGCCCTCGTGCAAAGGCACGCAAGGGAGATAAGAAAAACTCTGAACCTATGCAAAAGATCAAAACTAAAGCTGGAATGATCAACGCTGCATATGAACAAATGTCACGCATGAAGAAAGAAGATCTTCGTGTTGCATTGTCTAAATTAATGGGAGAAGACGTCGATCTATCTGATCTTGACGACGAAGTGATTGCAGAGTCACCTGAAGTATCATATGACTACAATGGTGAACTAGACGCGTTGGTTGAATCTGAAGCAACATTGTCAGAAGACTTTAAAGCTAAAACAGCTGTTATTTTTGAAGCGGCTCTGAAATCAAAACTTTCTGAAGAAATCGATCGTTTGGAAGAAGCTTATAAAGAAGAACTAGATTCTGAAATTAAAGCAACTAAAGAAGATCTTGTTGAGAAAGTTGACAGCTACCTCAACTATGTGGTTGAGCAATGGATGGAAGACAACAAAGTAGCAATTCAAACTGGTCTACGTACCGAGATTGCAGAAGGCTTTATGAATAAGATGAAAGATCTATTCACTGAGTCCTACATTGAAGTCCCAGAATCCAAAGTTGACCTAGTTGACGAACTAGCAACAGCCAATGAAGAACTAGAAGAGCAGTTCAACACAGCAATGAAAAAATCTCTAGATCTTGCGGAAGAGCTTGAAACTCTAAAGCGTGCAGCTATCATTCGTGAAGCTTCAAAAGACCTAGCAGAAACTCAAGTTGAAAAGCTTGCTGATTTGGTTGAAAAGGTAGATTTCGAAGATGAAGAAACTTTCGCAAAGAAAGTAGCTACAATCAAAGAATCATACTTTGCTAAGAAAACAACTGCTGCTATCGACCTTGGGGATCCCGAGGAAGAAGATGAAGGTGATACAACAGAAGTATCAGATTCAATGGCGGCTTACGTAAACGCCCTAAGAAAAACAAACAAGTAAGTAGGAGATCCTATAATGGAAACTTATGATCGTCTCGTAGAGAAATGGTCTCCGGTATTGAACGAAGAAACTGCAGGTTTGGTTAAGGACGCACACAAGCGTGCCGTAACTGCAGTCGTTCTGGAGAACACAGAAAAAGCATTGCAAGAGCAAGGCTTGCTAGAAACAGCAGCTAACTCTAATGCTGGAGTAACAGGTGCATCACAAGGTGTAACTGGTGCTAACTGGAACCCAATCCTTATCTCATTGGTTCGCCGCGCAATGCCAAACATGATGGCATATGACGTATGTGGTGTTCAGCCAATGACAGGTCCAACAGGCTTGATCTTCGCAATGAAGTCACGCTACAAAACATCTAAAGCTGGTGTTGCGAATGGTGATGAAGCACTATTCAACGAAGCAGCAGTTGGCTATTCAGGTGACTCAGCAACAACTGGTAACGGTGCAAATGGCCCATCAGGTCTATCCGGTCTAGCAAATGCTAATGATCCAAACACAATTGACTCTGATCGTTCAGCACCTTATGCAGGTGACGCATACGAAACAGCTGAAGCTGAAGCACTTGGTAACACAGGTGAAGCATTTGCAGAAATGGGTTTCACCATTGAAAAAGCAACTGTTACAGCGAAGTCACGTGCGTTGAAAGCAGAGTACACACTAGAACTAGCACAAGACTTGAAGGCAATTCATGGTCTTGATGCAGAGACAGAGTTGGCAAACATCTTGTCAACAGAAATCTTGGCAGAGATCAACCGCGAAGTAATTCGTACAATCAACGGTCAAGCAAAAACTGGTGCTCAGCAAGCTAACGTAACAGTCAAAGGTATCTTTGACCTATCATCAGACGCAGATGGTCGTTGGTCAGCTGAGAAGTTCAAAGGTCTAGGTGTACAACTTGATCGCGAAGCAAACGTAATCGCAAAAGAAACACGCCGTGGTAAAGGTAACTTCATCATCTGTTCATCAGATGTTGCAAGTGCTCTAGCCGCTTCTGGCATGTTGGACTATAGCCCAGCATTGAATACAAACCTAAACGTTGACGACACAGGCAACACATTTGCTGGTGTTCTTAACGGTCGTATTCGTGTATACATCGATCCATATGCAACTGGTGATTACATCAACGTTGGTTATAAGGGTACTAACCCATATGACGCCGGTGTATTCTACTGCCCATACGTACCACTAACAATGGTCCGTGCAGTTGGTGAGAATGACTTCCAGCCACGTATCGGGTTCAAAACTCGTTATGGCATGGCGTCAAACCCATTCGTAGGTTCAGCACCTGCAGATGGTCTTGCAACAGCAAAAACCAACCAGTACTACAGAATCTTCCGTGTTGACAACATCTTGACATAAGAATCAAGAGTTTTCGGAAAAACTTTAGGGCGCTTCGGCGCCCTTTTTTTATAACCTATTGATTTCTAACAAAACAAAAATGCATTTAAAATGAAAATAACCGTTGACATTTGATTCATTATGCCCTATATTATTAATATAAGATGAAAGGAAACAAAATGTCAAGAATCGTACACTTAGAAAATGGATCAGCAATCAAAGCAGACGTAATCGAAGCTTTTGATAAAGCAGTTAATAATTCTGAAAATATCAATTCTTCAGGTGGTCTTAATTGGAATTTTGTTGATGCAGATCTTTGTTTAGATCTTGGAGATTTCTATTCAATGGATTATCTCTATGAGTGTTTCGAAGTTCTTGTAGATGAATATTTTTCGTAAGGAGTATATAATGACTAATAAAGTAAAAGATATGATTCAATTGTTAGAAGATAATGGTGTACACCTAGATCTCAATTGGTTGTTCCATGGTTCTACAGAAGAAGCTCAGTTAAGGCTTCTTAATAAAATCTTTCGTGAAAAAGTAGCATAGGAGGTTAAATGAAATTATTTTTGGATATGGATGGAGTCATTGCTGACTTCTTTGGTGGTTTTGAAAAGAAATTTAATGTTAGTCATTGGAAAGATCTTGAGGATCCCCAGTCTAATGTTGAAAGTCTAAAGAATACAAATTGGTTTAATACACTTGAACCATTTGATACTTCAGCTAAGTTAGTAGAGACCTGTCGTAAGATAGCTGGACGAGATTATGGTATCTGCTCTTCTCCTATTTCAGGAGATGACCATAATTCATCTTATTGGAAACGTGTATGGTTAGAACGTCATGGCTTTATGCCAGAGATACCTAATCTTATCTTTACTCGTGATAAGCATAAGTTTGCAAATGAGATGTTCTCTGGAGAACCAAACATCTTGGTAGATGATAAACCCAGCAACATAAAAGAATGGATTGCTGCTGGTGGAATTGGTTTACTATATCAAGCCAATGAATCAGACGTAGATGAATTAATTAAAGATCTACGATTTGCTTTCAGTTAAAAGGATATAAATATAGGTATAATAATTACCGGAAAGTAATATGCCTACATTAAATCCTTCAATATCAGTAGAAATGGATACACAAGGTTCTGGTCTAAGCAACCTCAATCTTTTACAGCCTTCTGCTTTTAAGTTAGTGGTGGATCGCAAGAACTATCCCAACTTAGAATTTTTTGCTCAATCCGTATTGCATCCTAATGTATCAGTTAATCCCGTAGAGGTACCATACAAGAGAGTATCTGGTGTACCTTTCGCTGCAGATAAACTTACATATGGTGAACTTACTACAATGGTAATTGTAGACGAAGATCTTAACTCATATACAGAAATGTATAATTGGGCCAATAGATTAGTAGAAGAGAATGAAATCTCTGCTACAGACAGAAGATCTTCAAAGGTACCTACTTATTGTGATATCACATTATTGATATTAAGTAGCCACAACAACACATCCAGAACAATTAAATATATTGATTGTATTCCAACATCTGTGGGTGACATGGCTTTAGAATCTACTAGTGGAGATGTACAATACATTGTATTTCCCTGTAGCTTTAGATTCTCACATTTTGAACTACGCTAAATAATTTTATATTATGAGGATATATTATGGACTTAAAAACTATTCTTGACGAATGGAAAAAAGATAGTGTTATTGGTTCGGCACTGGACGAAACATCACGAGCCACACCTACCCTACATGCCAAATACCTTCAATGGTTATCAGAAGCCAAGCTGGCCAAGAAAAGAGCTGAGATCCAACAGAAGTTATTACTCAAAGACA